GTCGCCGTCTCTGCTTAAGCGCGGCTGTTCTGAGCGACACGGGAGCCACCCGTTTGCCTGGGATTGTAGCGGGTTCCCTGGCGACCCGGAGCCGGGTGTAGCAGGAACGGCGACGCTGTCAAGGCGTTTTGTAAGTGAGGGCGGATTGCGCTAAGAACGACGGCGAGAGGCGAGAGGGAGGTGCTATCCAGGAGATCCTCGTCCCATGGCCCAGCCTCCGAAGTCCACGGCGCACGACCCGCATGAGCGTGACCATCATGGGCGCGAATCGCCCGCCGCGCGCACGCCGCAGCCTCCCTTCGAATCGCCCGACGCACGCGAAGCGCCGCCCAAGCCCGAGCAGCAGCATGCGATCTTAGCTCCCGACGCCGCCGTCTCGCTGTTCAAGAACGGCACTCGCATCGCCAAGGATGGAGATCCACCGGAGAAGTGGATCTCGATGGGTAGGCTCAGCGACGGCGTGCCTGTCTTCCAGACCCCGATGACCGACGCGCTGGCCGAGGAGATCAAGGCCGGGTCGTTTTATGTGGTCGAGGACCAAGGCCACTACTCGTCGCCGCCATTGCCCCCGCAAACCGCGCCTGTTGTCAACCCGCCGGTCGTGACGACAGCGCCCTACAACGGCGGGAGCGGTAATGTCGGCGAAGCCCTGGCCTGCACCATGGGCACCTGGGAGAACATGCAGGACGAACCGCACTCCTACGCCTATCAGTGGAAGACCGATGGGGCAGTAATCGAAGGTGCGAGCACGTCGGGCTACACTCCGACCGACGAGAACGTCAACGAGGACGTGCATTGCACCGTGACGGCGACCAACGCTGCTGGCTCGGCCTCGTCCGACAGCAACGCGGTGACGGTCAAAGCGCCAGCGCGGTCAAGAAGGTAGGTAAGCCATGGCCGCCGGTCTGGGCGCCATCAGGCTCCCGCCGTCTCCAATCGACGGCATGGACAACGATGCGCCGATGGGCGGTCGCCAGGGCGCCGTCGTCATCGATCTGAGTGACGACGAGCCCCTCATCCCTGATACCGACAAGGGCATCGAGATCGAGGGCGGCGGCGTCATTGTCCGCATCGGCCCGCCGATGAAGCCCAAGGCGGACCTGAAGTTCGATGACAACCTCGCCGAGGCGGTGCCGCGCGAGGTGCTCGGCGGGATCGCCGACGAGCTACTCCTGCGCATCGATGAGGACAACCGCTCGCGCCAGGAGTGGCTCGACACCCGTGCGCGCGGCATCAAGATCCTTGGCCTCAAGATCGAGGAGATGCGATCGTCTGGCCCAGACGGCTCGGCGCCGTTGGAAGGCCAGTCCCAGGTCCGCGCCACCATGCTGTGCGAGGCGGTCGTACGATTTGGAGCCAACGCCTTCAGCGAGATGTGCCCGACCGATGGCCCGGCCAAGGTGGCCCAGGACACGGCGGCTGCAACCACCGAACTGGACGACCTCGCCGATGCGCTGGAGAAGACCCTCAACCACTACCTGACGGCGGTCGATAAGCCATACGTTCCCGACACCGACGCAATGCTGCTGCGCATCGGCGTCGATGGCTCGGTGTTCAAGAAGGTCTACCACGACCCCATTCGACGCCGCCCAGTCTCGCGCGCGGTGTTCGGCGAAGATGTCATCATCAACAACAGCGCGACCTCGATCTATGAGGCGACCCGCATCACCCACCGGGTGATGATGGCGCCCTCGACCCTGCGCCGCATGCAGTTGGTGGGGGCCTACCGCGATGTGCCGCTCGGCGATCCCGGCTGGACGCAGAAGGATGCGCCAGCCGTCCAGTCCGAGGAGATCAGCGGCGTCCGCAAGAACGAGAGCCCGGAGCGCGAGGACCGCGACCACGAGATCTTCGAATGCTACTGCGAACTCGATCTTGAGGGCTTCGAACACCAGACGAAGGGCAAGAACGACGGGCTCGCGGTGCCCTACAAGGTGGCGATCGACCGCGAATCGAAGGAGATTCTGGAGATCCGCCGCAACTGGAACGACGACGACGAGATGTGTCTGCCGAAGACCTTTTTCGTCCAGTTTCCGTTTATTCGCGGCTTCGGCATTTACGGAATTGGCCTCTCGCATCTGCTCGGCAACATCTCCAACGGCATCACGGCGGCGTGGCGCGAGTTCATCGACGCGGGGATGTTTTCGAACTTCCCCGGGCTTCTGATGGCCAAGGGCTCGGGGCGGCAGGACAATGCCATCATTCGGGTTCCTCCCGGCGGGGCTAAGGAGATCGAAACCGGCGGCCTCCCGATTCAGCAAGTCGTCATGGGCATGCCCTACAAGAGCCCAGACGCGACCTTCGTCGGCTTCATCGATAACCTGAACCAGCAAGGTCAGCGTCTCGGCGGCACGGCCGATGTCATGGTGGGCGAGGGGCGGCAGGACGCGCCTGTCGGCACCACGCTCGCTTTAATCGAGCAGGCGATCAAGCCGCTTCTTGCAACGCACAAGCGGCTTTGTGCGGCGCAATCAGACGAGCTTCAGCTTCTGGTCGAGCGGTTCCGCGAAGATCCAGCCGCCCTCTACCGGCACCAGAAGCCCAGCGCAGTCGTGCAATGGGACGACGACCTCGTCGTCAAGGCGCTCAACACCTACCAGATTGTCACCCGAGCGGACCCGAACACCGCCTCGCATTTGCAGCGAATGCTGCGCAACGCCGCGCTCTACATGATGGCGAAGGACGACCCGGCCGCCTTCGATCTCACCACGATCCGGCGCGTCTGCATCCGGGGCATCGGCTTCGCCAACCCCGATCAGTTCCTCAACCAGAACCCGCAGCCGCAGCCGCCATCGCCGAAGGATGAGGCGGCGCTGACGACAGCCCAGGCCGCGCTCCTCGACGCCCAGGCGAAGCAGGGGCAACTGCAACTCGACGCCAAGAACGCGCCGATGGAGGCGCAGGCGCGCCAGTTGGATGCGACGGCGAAGATCCAGGCGGCGCACGCCGGGGTGCAGAAGCAGCAGCTTGCGACCCACACCGCGAGCCTCCAGGCGCGCAACGAGCAGATGAAGCCCGCCATGGAGCAGGCGGGCCGCCAGCATGAATCGCAGGAGAACGCCGCCGATCGCCAGACCGAACTGATCAAGGAGCAGATGAAGCATGCTCACGAGATGCGGCTCGCGGGGGTCGAGCAGCAAGGCGAGATGCAGAAGGCGAACCTCGACCACCAGGGCCGTCTGGCCGAGGTTGGAGCGAAACACCAGACCGAAGTCGCTAAAGCCGGAATGGAGCAGCAGGGGCGGATGCAGGAGGCCCAGTTCGGGCATCAGGCGGCGCTCGCCGAGGGCCAGCAGGCGCATCACGCGGCACTCGCAGAAGGTGCGCAGCAGGGCGCACAGCAGCACCAGACGGCCATGGCGCAGGGGGCGATGCAGCGTGACACGTCACTCGCGCAGGGCGAGCAGCAGAACCAGGGCAAGCTTCAGCAGATCAAGGCGACGCCGAAGCCCAAGCCCGCCGCCCAGAAGCGCGCGACCGGCGGCCGGGTGACGACGCCGTTCGGCGAGGCCGAGCAGGCGCCCGACGGCCACCACTACGTTCGGCACCCGCGCACCGGCCAGTACTTCAGGGTGAAGCGCGAGGAGTGAACGATGACCGTCAGCGCCAAGGTCCGCAAAAGCCTCCCCGCTTCCAGGCTCGGCAAGCCGGGATCTGGCGGCTACCCGATGCCTGATAAGAAACACGCCCGCATCGCCAAGGGCTTCGCCGCGATGCACCACGATCCCGATCAGGCGGCGATCGACCGCAAGGCTGATGCGATCCTCTCCCGCGCCTATGGCGGCACGGTCACTGGCGGAGCGAATGCGCCCTCGCTCGGGCGCGCTGGGCGGCATTGAGGAGATCGTACAATGTCAATCGGTCTATTGTTCTGGATCATAATGATCATCGGTTTCATCTTTTGGGGATGGGCGACTTGGACGCCGAATGCGCCTTACGCGCCGTACCATCCGGTCGTCTGGTGGATCTTGATCGGCCTCCTCGGCTGGGGCGTGTTCGGCCCGCCGATCCACGGGTGAGGCGATGTCGCTCGGTCTGATTCTCCTCATCATCCTGGTCATCGTCTTGCTCGGCGGGATCGGGCCTTCGATCTATCCAGGCTCGCCCTGGCCCTACGGCTATGGCGCTGGCCACGGCGGCATCGGGATCGTCGGCATCATCCTGATCATCATCCTGATCCTGTGGCTGTCGGGCAGGCTGTGAGATGGCCGGTCACGATATCGGTGGATGGTCAGCGGAACCGGTTGACTTCGATCCGTTTGCATCTGTTCACGATTCGTCCGTCCGCGCCGGGTTCGATGATGGCGGCGGGGTGGACGACGACCCAGAGCGTAGTGTAGCATCAGGCGCGACAGGAGACATCCATGCCCAATCCGCCGCTGGAGCGGGTCCGCTGGGACGACCCGGAGGAATTGGAGGAGGCGCGAGCCTTCGCCCAGCACCGGGAGAAGCATCGCCGCCCGGTGGCCTATCCGCCCAAGAGGCCGCCGAGGTCGCCCGCGCCCGCGCCGCCGCCGGGCCATACCAGCCGGTAACCGGCCTCCCGCAGAAGATCATCGGCCTCCCGGACGGCTCGTCCTATGTCCCCGGCCCGCTGGAGAAGGCGCATCAGGCCGCCGAGGCCTACATGCGCGAGTCGGGTCTGCCGTATGATCCGCCGCGCGACTACGCCAAGATCGACAAGGGCTTCGCCACCCGCGTCGCCCAGGCCTACGAGGACATGCCGCACGCGCCCGACGATCCGGGGGTGCGGTCCTCCTATGACGCCCTAGCGCGCGAGACGATGGCGCAGTGGCAGCACGTCAAGAACACCGGCCTCAAGGTCGATTGGATCACGCCGCAGACCGGCGACCCCTATGCCGAGAACCCGCGCATGGCCCTGCGCGACATCCGCGACAACAACCACTGGTGGGGCTATCCGACCGACCTCGGCTACGGCTCGACCGGCGGAGACGTGAAAGCGGCCGAAAACCCGATGCTCGCCGACGCGGGCGAGGAGATCGGCGGCCATCCGGCGCGGGTCAACGACATCTTCCGCATCGTCCACGACTATTTCGGTCACGCCAAGGAGGGACACGGCTTCCGCGCCGAGGGCGAGGACAACGCCTTCCGCTCGCATGCCGCGATGTACTCCGACGCCGCCAAGCCAGCGATGGCGAGCGAGCTTCGGGGACAGAACTCCTGGCTCAATTTCGGGCCGCACGGCGAAGCGAACCGCACGGCTAAAGCGGCCGATACGATCTTCGCCGACCAGAAGATCGGCAACATGCCGGAATGGACGTGGCGCGAGAACATGGGGCGGCCGATCACCGCGCCCCAGGTCGCTGGCCGCGCGCCGTCAGGTCTGATGGGCCAGGAGGAGGCGGCGCAGCGACAGCGCGAGGGGTTCGAACCGCCCGGAGAATGGACCGGCGGCCGGATCGCGATGGCGGACGGCGGCGCGCTGGAGCCGGTCGAGGGCAATCCGTTCGACCTCCAGCCTCCCGATCGTACGATGAAGACGACGGATCTCCATCGCGCCATGGGCTTCCCGGAGCCGCGCTCGCCGATGCACGAGCGGATCGCGGCGGCCTCCTGGGATGAGCCGCACATCATGGGCCATGTCCCAGCGGCGCCGGTTCCCGGTCAGGTGTTCACGCCGAAATACCTTGAGGCAAGGCCGCAGGGGACACTGGCGGCTGGCGACCCATCCTGGGGCGAACAGATCCAGCAGGGCGTGAGCGAGGGTGCGCAACGCCTCGGGGTGCCGGATGTCGGCGCCGAGCGCATGGGGTCAGCAGTGCGGACGGGCGCTGAATACGCTCCTGGCGCCAGCAACGTCCTATCGGCGAACGAGGCCTACCGCGCCGGGCAGCGCGGCGATGTTCTCGGCGCTATCACGGGCGCGATCGGCGCGGTCCCCCTGCCGGGGGCTGGCGCGGCCGAGCGGACTGCCGTTGGGGCGGTCGAGCGCGGCGCCGACGGCGTCTTGCGCCATGTCAACCCTGCTTTCCCCGAAGGTCGAATCGCCACCGCAATGCCATGGGCCGCTAACGCGCCAGATGCCCATCTGTCTGGCGAGGGGACGATCAGTCACGAGACGATGCAGGCCGCGCCGAAGATGTACGAGAAGACGGCCGACATCATCAAGGAGATGCCCTACACGGGCGTGAAGACGAAGATACCGGCGCAGGGTGGGAAAAAGGCCAAGACGGAGACGACCTGGACGCCGACCAGCGACCTCAACATTCCCGCCGACGCCACGCCGGAAGAGGCGCACGAGGCCTTTATCGAGCATGCGAAGAACAACATCCTGGCGCTGCACGACGCCGTCCCGGAGGACATCCGCCAAGGTTCGCAGCAGTGGTATGATGGCGCGAACACGATCGCGAGGCAGCGGGCGACGACATACGCCCGGCCGCTAGAAAACATCGCGGGCGTCTATGCGGCGCTCTCGCCGCAGATG